CCCCTCCCCCCCCTCGCCCAGGTCTGGAACCGAAAGGTTGAAGGCTCCCCCCTCCCGCCGGTCCGAGCCTGGTCGGCCGCCCGAGCCCGCGTCGCAGCCACCCGGCTCCGAGAAGAACCCGACCTCGACCTCTGGGCCGGCGCCATCGACCACCTCCTCGCCTCCCCTTTCCACCGCGGCGAGAACGACCGCGCCTGGGTGGCCGACCTCGACTTCCTCCTCCAGCCCAAACAAGCCCCCCGATGGCTCGACCTCGCTCGGTCCGGCCCCCCATCCCACCCGACCCAGGCCCTCTCGGCTCGCGACCGAAGCATCCTCCGATACATGCAATCACAGAACGGAGCACCACGATGACCGACATCGAAGCCCTCTCTCTCGCCACCCGCCTCGGTGGGCTCTTCTCGGCCCGCGACGACACCGTGAAGGCCTACGCTGTCGCGCTCAAGGGCTACGCCTGGCGCTGGATGGAAGAGGCCATCACTCGCGCCCAACACGAATGCGACCGTCTCCCCTCCGTCAAGGCCCTCATCGCCATCTACCGTCGCGCCGAGGCCGAAGACCTCGCCACCCTCCACGACGGCGCCGGCATCCCCTGTCACTTCTGTCGCGAAGAGGGCGGCTGGCGACTCCCGGGATACCCCACCCTCTATCCCCCACGCCCGGCCGACGCACCCTACCTCCCCTCCTCCCGCTACCGCACCGACGACGGCAAAGACCTCGGACCGGCGTGGGGGCACCCTCCGGCCTGCTCGGCCCACGCGGCCATCGTCGGGCGCGCCAAGGGCGACGGTGGGTGGATCCCGCCCCGCGTGCAAGAGTCCATGCACTCCATCCTCGAGATCCAAGCCGCCACCTGGGCGCGGCAAGACGCGGCCGTGGCACGCGGACTGGCCTTTGCCTCCCGCCCCCTCCCGCCCGCAAGCGGTGCGGCCTGATCCGCGACTAGCGCCCCGAAACGTGTTAGGCCAGATCCCGTGCCCTCTCGCCCCTCAACCACCGCCGATCGCTGGCGACGACTGGCCGCTCCGGCCAGAGCCGACGCCCGGCTCGCTCGCCTCGCTCGGGCGGCCGATCCCCTCCAAGCACGCGCCGACGCGCTCCGCTCGACGGCCCGCTGGCAACGCCTGCGCGCTCACATCCTCCGTCGAGATCCACTCTGCGTCGCCTGCCTCGCCATCGACCGCGTCGAGCCGGCCACCCAGGTCGACCACCTCGAGCCGATCCTCGTCTCGCTCGCTCGTGGCGACGAATCGATCATCTTCGATCCGGCCAACCTCCAAGGCCTCTGCGCCTCCTGCCACGCTCGCAAGTCCGAGCGCGAGCGACGTGAGCGGCAAACGCAAGGGAGCACGCCCACCACCGGGAGGGGGGCGGTCGAGTCTCCAAACCAATCGACTGCTAGAGCGGGCGCGCTTGGATCGAACGATTTTCGGGGGTTTCGGTCCCCCGTGGGGGATTTCCCCCACCCGGGGAGTGACGGCTGATGGGCGCTCGAGGACCGCAGCCGACGCCGACGGCCGTGCTGGAGGCGCGTGGGTCGACGACGGCCATCGGGCGCAAGAACGAGCCGAGGCCGGGCGTGCAGGCTCCGGTTCGCCCGAAATGGCTCCCGGCCGAGGCGCAGGCGGCCTGGGACTACCTCGTGCCGCTGCTGGTCGACCTCGGCGTGCTCTCGCTGGTCGATCAGGCGGCCGTGGCCACGTGGTGCACGACCTGGGCGCACTGGCGGCGATGCGTGGATGTGCTCGAGCGCGACGGCCTGACGTACGCCGAGACGACGCGCGAGGGGCACGAGCGTCTGCTACCTCGTCCGGAGGTGGCGATGCAGATGGGGTACGCGGCCGAGCTCCGGCAGCTGGGCGACCGGCTCGGGCTTTCGCCGGCCGCGCGTGCTCGTCTCAACGCGGTGGTGCCGGCCGACCCGGGGGCGAAGGAGCGTCCGAAGCCGAAGCCGTGGCAGGTGATCCCGGGGGCCAAGGCGAAGAAGGCGAGTGGGTAGCGTGGCCGTACGTCGACCGACGGCGCGTCGCAAGCGCACGACCGGGCGTGTCCCGACGAGTCCTGAGAGCGAGCGGGTTCCGAAGCCGACCGTGGTGGAGGCCGGTCGCGCGGCGCTGCGGCACGTCAACGGGTGCGAGCGTCGGTTGGAGGATGAGCCGTGCGTCGAGTGTGCGTCGGCGATCGAGCGGCTGGCGCGCTTCGTCCCGCAGTACGACCCTTGGCGGGATGCCGGGGACTGCGTGTTTGACGTCGGGCTAGCAAGAACGGCCCTTGGCTTCTTCGCCGATCACCTGGTCTTCATCGAGGGGGACCGGGCCGACACGCCGTTCGTCCTGGAGCCCTGGCAGGCGGCGCTTGTGGTCAATCTGTTTGGGTGGCTGCGCCCGGAGGGGATTCGGCGTTATCGGGAGTTCTTGTTGTTCGTGGCAGCCAAGAACGGTAAGAGCCCCTTGTTGGCTGGGATTGCGCTCTACCTACTGCTCTGTGACGGGGAGCCGGGGGCGCAGGTCTACTTCGCGGCGGCCGACAAGGATCAGGCGGCGCTGCTGTTCCGTTGGGCGGCCGGGTATGTGGCGCGCAATCCGGAGTGGAGCGAGGAGTCCGGCGGGATCTGCAAGGTCTACCGGGCGTGGAAGTCGATCGAGGTCCCGTCGACCATGGGGCTGCTCCGGACCCTCTCGAGCGACGCGGACACCAAGCACGGGCTGAATGCGAACGGGGTGTTCGTCGACGAGTTGCACGCACACAAGAGTCGGGCGCTGTACGACGTCCTCAAGACGCGCACCTCTTCGCGCCGGGCGCCCGTGTTCGGCGTGATCACGACTTCGGACTATGAGCGGCCGTCGATCTGCAACGAGGTCTATCGCTACGCCTGCCAGGTTCGGGACGGGGTGATTCAGGCGCCGCACTATCTGCCGATCATCTACGAGGCCGATCCGACCGACGACATCGCGTCGCCGGCGACCTGGCGCAAGGCGAACCCGAACTTGGGCGTGTCCGTGCGGGAGGATGCGCTGCGGGAGGAGTCGGCGCGGGCGGCGACGTCGCCCGGGTACCGGGACGAGTTCCTTCGCACGAACCTCAACATCCGGACGAACGCGAAGGTGTCGGCGATCGACACGAAGCGGTGGAGCCTGTGCACCTCGGGGGCATCGGGGGGCGTGCGCTCGATGTCCTTCCTCGCCCTCCGCGAGTTCCTTCGGGGTCGCAAGTGCTGGGGCGGGCTGGACCTGGCGAGCACGCGGGACCTGGCTTCGATGGCGCTGTTCTTCCCGTCCGAGTGTGCGGCGCTGTGGTGGCACTGGTGCCCGCGGGACTCGGCGGCCGACCGGGAGCGCAACGATCGGGTGCCCTACACGGCTTGGGCCCGGGCCGGGGCTCTTCGGTTGACCGGATCTGGCCCGGACGAACGGTCGGTCGACTACGGAGCCATCCGGGCCGACGTGGTCGAGGCCGTGGCCGACTACGACCTGGTCGAGCTGGCCTTCGACCGGTACGGGGCGAACGAGACGGTGACGGCGTTGCGGGACGTGCATGGGATCCCGATCCTGCAGTTCGGGCAGTCCTTCGTGTCGATGGACCCGCCGGCGAAGGAGCTCGACCGAATCGTGAACGGCCGGGCCATGCTGGCCCACGGCGACGATCCGGTGGCCTCTTGGGCGGCGAGCAACGTGGTCTGGGAGGTGAACCGGGTGGGCGGGTGGATGCCGAGCAAGCGACGGAGCACGGAGCGGATCGACCCGATCGTGGCGCTGATGATGGCCATGGGGGCTCACCTGCTGTCGGTGGCCGAGGGCGCGGCGCAGGCGCCGTGGGTGGCCAGCGTCGGGACGACGGTTGCGGCCCCGGCCCAGCCTCCCCAGGAGGCGCCGAAGCTGGAGGAGGCCCCGAAGAGGCGCCGGCGTCCGTCGAGTCAGCCGGCCCCGATGGAGCCGGAGCCGGAGCCGGCGGCCGTCGAGGCGCCGACGCATCTATCGGAGGAGCAGCGTCGGCTCGAGGAGTGGCTGTGGGGTGACGAATGATCGGCGACTACGCTCTCGGAATCGGTTAGGAGGGATCCATGGCATCGTCTGGCCCCAAGCGCCCCAGATCGTCGCGCAAGCGCAGTCCTCCGGCCCGTGGCCGCAAGGCCGGAGTCTCCTGGAGTTCTGGCGGCGGGGCCATGGTGCTATCGTCCCCCAAGACGATGAGCGGGGAGAGGGTGACGCCGACGAGGGCACTGAGCCTCCCGGCCTACTTCGCCGGTCTGCGCAACATCAGCGAGGACCTGGCGTCTGTGCCGCGCTCGGTCGTCGAGCGTCTGTCGCCTAGGGGCCGGCGCCCGCTGGACGACCATGTCGTGACTCGGCTGCTCCATGAGGCCTTCAATCCACATTGCGACGCCTTCGTCGGCGTGCAGACTCTGACGCATTGGGCGCTGGCGTACGGCAACGGGTGCGCCGAGATCGAGTTGGACGACCGCGGCGAGATCACCGCGATCTGGCCGATCAACCCGACGAGGATCCGGCTGACGTTCGAGGGCGGGGAGCCGGTCTACGTCGTGTCGGTGGACGATCTGCTTGGCGAGTCCGGCCCACCCGTGACGTACCGTCCGGAGGAGATTTTCCATCTGCGCGGGACGGGCGATCAGTGGCAGGGCTGGTCGGTGGTGCAGTTGCAGGCCGAGGCGCTCGGGCTGGGTCTGGCGGCTCGCGGGTTCGCGGCCTCCTTCTTCGGCAACGCGACGGAGCTCGGCGCAGTTGTGACGCTGGCCGGGCGCGTTCCCCGTCCGGAGCGTGAGGCCTTCCGGGCTGATCTGCAGTCTCACTATTCCGGCGTGAAGCGATCTCATGGGGTGTTGGTGCTGGACAATGACGCGAAGATCACCCGGCTTGGGGCGCCTCCCGGGGATGTGCAGCTCTTGGAGACGCAGGGCTGGTCACTCGAGGACGTGGCGCGCATCCTGCGCTGCCCCCCGCACAAGATGGGGCATCGCAAGCAGGCGGCCGGTTGGTCGACGTTGGAATCGGAGAACATCGACTATGTCACGGACACTCTGATTCCGTGGGCCGTTCGATGGGAGAAGGAGGCGAAGCGGAAGTTGATGCGTGGCGAGTCGGGCCGATCGGTCGTGTTCTTCTTCCAGGGCCGGCTCCGCGGCGACTTCAAGACGCGCACGGAGGGGTATCGGTCGCTGATTGGGGCGGGCGTGCTGACGCCGAACGAGGCGCGCGAGCTCGAGGACCTCAACCCGTCGAGCGATCCGGGCGCCGACCTGCTGTGGATGCAGGGGGCCATGGCTCCGATCTCTCGTCTGCGGTCCGGTCCGGTGGCGCCTGTGGGGCCTGACTCCGGGCGTCGCGACGAATCGGCCGGGGCGCGTGCGGCCGGGTCCATGCTCGCCGACTGGGTCGGCCGCAAGGCGGCCTCGGCCTTCACGCGCGCGGCCAAGCGACACGAAGGCGACATCGAGGCCTTCCGCGCTTGGTCGGCCGGGTTTGTTGATGAGGTCCAGTCGGATCTCGTGGCCCGGTCGGCTCCGGTGCTCGAGGATCGCGGGGCCATCTGGGGCCCGGCGGCCGCTCGTCGTATCGGGGACCTGATGATCGCCCGCTTCTGCGATGGTCTCGGAATTGCGGCCGAAGAGGTCTCAGCCAGCCTGCTGGCATCCTTCCTGGAGGTCGTCTGATGTACCTACCCGAGTGCGTGGGCAGCCATCTGGGGATGTGGGCGATGGAGCCGAGCCGTCTCCGCGCGCTGGTCGGGGCGGCGCAGGCGCGGCTGCTGCCCATGCGCGCGGCCGTGCAGCGTGTCGACGGCGGGGTGCCGATTCAGGTGCAGAAGGGCGGCGTCGGCATCATCCCGATCTCGGGCGTGATGATGAAGGGGGCGAGCAAGTTCGAGGGGACGACGAGCACGGCCATGATTCGGCGGTCGGTGCGGCAGGCGATGGCCGACGACGAGATCCGGTCGATCGTGCTGCTCGTGTCGTCGCCGGGCGGGTACGTGGACGGCACGGCCGATCTGGCGGCCGACGTGGCGACGGCTGCGGCACGCAAGCCGGTCGAGGCCTACATCGAGGACATCGGCGCCTCGGCTGCCTACTGGGTGGCTTCCCAGGCGAAGAAGGTCTGGGCCGGGCCGACGGCGCTGGTCGGGTCGATCGGGACCTACCACGTGCTGGTCGACGAGTCCAAGCGCCTCGAGGCCGAGGGGATCACGGTGCACGTGATCGCGACGGGGGCGCACAAGGGCGCGACCGAGCCGGGCCTCCCGGTGACGCCGGAGGTGCTTTCCGAGCAGCGACGGATGGTCGAGGACCTCAACCGACACTTCGTGGACGGGGTGCGCCGGGGCCGCAGCCTGACGTGGGCGCAGATGGAGGCCGTGACGACCGGGCAGGCCTGGATCGCCGCGGACGCGCAGCGCCTGGGGCTCATCGACGGTGTGCGGTCGATCGACGAGGTGGTCGAGGGCCTCTCATCTCGGGGCGCCAGCCGCCGGGCTCTGTCCGTCTCGGCGGCGGCACGGATCCGGCTGGCCGGGGGGTGACCGAGAACTTTTCTCTAGCACGCCCAACTAGATCGGTTAGGTCAGTACCTGTCTGGCTGGTCTAGACGCAGAGCCGTCTAGATGGCCGCTGAACATCCCCTGATCCCGCACGCAGAGCCGCGCGGTCTGTCTCCCCCGGAGTCCCGGGGTGGGCGGATCGCGCGGCTTTTTTCGTGCCCGGAGTTCTCCGATGCCCGCCCCCGCCATCCCGACGCTTCAGGACCTGCTGCGTGAGCGCGCGGCCAAGGTCGATCGCTCCAAGGCCATCCTCGCCCAGGCCGACGCCGAGAAGCGCGACCTGACGGACGAGGAGATGGGCGAGGTGGAGGCGCTCACGACGGAGACGGACGCCCTGACGGCCCAGATCCGGGCGCAGCGCGGCGAGGGCCTCAAGCAGCGGGTCGCGGCGCAGTCGGGCGACCGCCTGACGGCGCCGAAGTTCCGCGAGCCGGCCTCGACGGCGCAGATCGGCTC